TGATCTTCTTAGTTCATGAATTAAAGGTTGTCCTGAAGCTTTAGCTTCAATAATAGTTGTTTCAGGTTGCCAGTATTGATATTGCTCTAGGGCTAAATTCTTAAGATCTGGAAAATCGAACCTTCCTTTTATCGCATCTAATAAAATAATACAATCTTCATAACCCTCTGCAGGTTGAAATATACCCCATGTTGTAATTGCAGAATAATCCGCAGTTTCTTTTTTAGAGTAAGCTGTATCGTAACTTTGAATAACATGTTTAAGTGTCGGTATCCGTTCTTCGTTCCACGGTTGCCACCAATCTCTTTTAATAATTGCACCTTCCTCTGAAGTTGGATCTTGCATGTATTGTGCGTTCCAGTTTTTCGTTGTCACCGATGCTTTAACTTTTTCTAATTCATCAAGTGGCCAGTATTCAGGCCATACAGGATTACCTGAGGGAAGTATTGCTGGAAAATTAATAACGCGCCACGAATCTGACTTAGGTTCAGATTGTGATTTAATGAGTCTTCCTGTTAAATCATCAGTTGCCCATCTTGTCATAACAACTACAATTGAGCCTCCTGGTTGAAGACGCTGTCTAGGTCCTGATGAATACCATTCGTAAGCTCGTTCCATGGCAGAGTCAGACATTGAGTCTTGTTCTGTATGTGGGTCATCGATAATAAGTAAGTCCGCCCCTCGTCCTGTGATTGAACCGCCTACCCCCGCTGCAAAATATTCTCCACCATGATTGGTCTCCCAACGGCCTTTAGCCTTACTATCTTCTCTAAGACTAACATCTCCGAAGATACTTTTGTAGTCTTCGGTCTCCATTAAGTTTCTGACTTTGCTACCGAACCTCGAAGCAAGTTCAGCGTTGTGTGATACTTGCATAAGTTTCATCTTAGGATTCTTACCGATCATCCAAGCAGGGAACAAGAATGATGCAAACTCTGATTTGGTATGCCTTGGTGGCATATTCACAATAAGTCGTTTAGATTTTTTTGTAGCGATATCTTGAAATTCATTAGCAATGATTTGATGGTGCCCCCAGTTTTCCGGGTCCTCTGTAGCTCTATAAATAAAATCGGGCCACATAGCTTTTACAAACAATAGGAAGTTATCCTGACATAGTTTTATATACTCAATCTGCTTCTTGAGTATTAAGGTTCTTAATTCATCATCAGTTAATTGATCTAAATTCATTTTCTAAGTTTTTTGATTTTGTGGGTCCCCTGTTCAATTAAGTCAAACAGATTATCTATCAGAAACATAACAAAATACCAGATGGAAACAAAGACCATTAAGATACCCATCATAATACTAAACACAATATTACTCACTGATTTCATATCGTTTCAGCATACACTATTTCTATTCGACTTGCTATAAACTCTTGTAATATACAAGTACCTTGTATATGAACGCGACCAGCTTAGAAAAATAAAGAAAAGCAGGTAGTTGGAATTGTTGAGCCTTCTGAGGGGAAAACCCATAGCCCCGCAGGGGCTATGGGCTTGGTTGTAGTTAGCTACTTAACTTTTGTATTAAGTAACTAAATTTTTTTACAATCCTAGTTTTAAAGTTATCAATTAGTGGGTTGCCATTATTTTCTAGTATTAACTTCTCTACTTCACCCTCTAACATTTTGTACATAACTTCATAGTTTAACTTACTTACAGCATCAGGTTCTAACTTAACATTGTCTGTAAGTTGAGCATTAGCCGATTGCTCGGCTAATACTTTTGATATGTTCATTAAACTATTTGTCATTGTTATCACCAATAGCTTTGAACTCATTATATTCAATCTCAGTACAAAACTGATTGAATAAATCATTATGTTTTATTTTGAAGTTAGCAGTCTCAAACTTTTTTCTTTTACGTCTGATTTTCTGAACTCCAAAACTACAACCATTTTCATCTTGAACAATAACAAGGTTTTGATTTGTTCTTTCAAACACATCAACCACGTTTTGTTTCATTGTATCTAACTCTTTAGATAAACGATTGAGTTGTAGTTTATTAGTAGCATAAGCCAAGATGACTTTTTTCTCATCAGCTTTTAGCTTTCTTACTGCATTACTCATTTTGTTTTCCTTTGTTTGTGTTAGTAATAGCCTGTCTTATCATATCCCACATAAACTTCAACACTTAAAACCCATTATGAACACACAGTTGATAAGTGTCCATAATGGGTCGTTTGAAGAACAAAGTTAAAACAAATTTAAAACATTTGATAAACTTACAATGTCAAATAAAAGTAAGATGTAGATAACCCACAATGGCGAGGTATAGAGAAACAAGCTTACCATTACCACGAGCAAGTATAGACGACAGTCTTGCCGTCTTTGATTGCTTCCTTACAAAATTTAACAAACTTCAAGTCCTGTGACTTGTATTCTTTCACACTCTCTTCTTGAAACTGCTGACCCCAGAAGAACCCATCTGGTGTGAACGAGTTGTAATAACCAGATGTAACTTCTGCTTCGAGATCTTTAACGACATCTTCGGTAATATAAACTTCATCATTACCATTCATTCCGAGATGAGACATATCAAAGGGGTTAAACTCTTTATCTTTATCCTTTTCCTGTTCTTTTTTTAGTCGTACCTCGTTTTGTTTCTCAAACATTTTATTCATAAATGTTTGAAGTCTTGCGTGCTTACGCCAAACGAAAACGTCTTTTTGCTCTTCTTCGTTTCCGTCATAGTATTTTGCCCAATCTATCTTTCTGCCTCGTAGATGAGCTGTTTGGTCTAATCCCATAGTTCTCCTTTTGTTATCTCCTTTGTCTTATCATATCCCACCACAAAGTCAAATGAATTTTTCGGCATAGCTTCCATCTCAGGACTGCCCTGTGAACTTATAAAAAAATGATAGGTATCCCAGTTGGCGCTCCAACGAGCGAGAGCTACAGCAGTGAAGCTATCCATATGAGTACCATCAGGGATCCCACCCCAGTTGCTCTTGGAAAGAGCAGCAGGGTGAGCAGCAAGAACGACATCACGTAACTCTCCAGCCGTCAGTCACGAAGACATCTCCACGGATATCCTGGATGTTGTCCAGTTGTACCTTCAGGCCCGCAGCTATTATCTTTCTCGCCTTTTCATTAGTTTTAAATGAGTTGTTAAAGAGCCCCTCCTCATTCACTACCATCTCCTTCAAACTTTCGGATCCCGGCAGCTCCTGTGATGAGTCTGGCATTGCTGCATTGACTATTTCAATTGGTCCCTTCACGAGAGCTTGCATCTCTGCTAGATCTTCGATCTTTCCTTTTACAACGTTAACCGTACCATCATCCTTGATTATATGTGTTTTCATTATTGTTCCTTTCGTTAGCGTATACATAAGACCAGATGGGAGATAAGTCAAGAAAAAAAATTACGCTGGTACCCCATCAGCTCCAAGCTGTCGTGCTTCGATGTTTTAGTATTATACATTGCCGTTGTTCCTTTTCCGAGAACCGAGAGCTTGGTAGAACTTCACTGGCGTACCCAGATGGTACGGGGGCTCAACACAAACAAAAAGTAAAAAGTTGGCCCCCGAGAACGAGAATAAACGAGAATCAATCTCTTGCCAAGTCCAGCTCGGAGACGCTGCCCCCTGATGCAACATCAACAACGAACCGTTGATGTTGTTTCATTGCACGAGAACGAGCGCGAGCTGCACGGAGATCCAGTAGCTCCCAGATGGCATCCTGAAGGATGGCCCATTGGACGGGAAACGAGAACGAGAAACGAGGTTTCAGTAAACGAGCATCAGTAATCGCGGACAACGGTCTGTAGAGTTTAAGAGACCTCTCCTTGAGGGTCTCATTGCAGATCAGAACAGTTCCCCCAGCTGCGAGTCGTTTGTTAATCCATGATATTTGCCATTTCGAAAGCTTCGGATATCCAACGAAATCCGATTTAAGTTCCAACCAAAATTCTTTACTAGCCATACAGCCATTCAAGTCAGGTATTCCATTAATTGTTTTAGATTCTATGCGGGTAAAATGTATTTTAGGGCAAGCTTTTTTAATCTTTTGCCATAGAATAGATTCACGTTTTTTCATAGTTTATTCAGATCGGTTTAGCACCCTTTCAAGCTTAGTTACGCTTGATCTTAACAACACATTACAGTCGGAGAACACCGCTGCCTCTTGGTCATACGAGGCAAACGTCCATACGTGTTTTTTATCCTTATCAAATATAAATGCGTGTGTAATCATCTTAGCAGGCTTTAATTTTTTTACTTCCTCAGCATCTCTGTGCCCAGCATCTCCGCAGGGATCTAACCAATATATACGATAGTAATAATATTTTTTATTACCAACGACAGCCTGTTTGTACTTACTTTTCTTCCGTTTTAACATTTATCCTACCTAAATTCATTTTAAGATCAGAGTTGTGTACCTCATTAAACACCGTGATGAATGATGTCCAATTATTACCCTTCAGGTAGTTTTTTTGTCTCTGGCTCAGCTTCGATCGTTTTGGCATTGAATCCATCAATCTTGCTTGATAGCTCGCTGAGTTTTTTCTCAAGCTCTCCACGTGACATACCCTCCAATCCTGATACTTTTACTTCTCTCTTATCTACGTATAGACCAGCAAGTTGTCCTGATCTAAATTCTGCATTAATAGCTGATGCATATTGTTTTTCTGTGTATGCAGCGTCAGCATATTTTTCTAACCTTTTGTATCTACGTAATTTATCTTTTTCATACTTAGCTTTTGCTCTTTCAAGCTCTTGATCTAAGTATTTAACTACGTGTGGATTATGTCGTCTTTGTGTAAGTCTACTACCAATATCTGAAAAATTTTTATCATTCTTAGCTTCATAACCAGCTCTCTTACAAGCTTCACCTTTAGTTATCTCACCCCAATTAGCCACAAGTATTTCAACAAACTTTCTTTGCTTAGGAGTTAGATCATCAATAGTTCTAAGTGCTTTTGATTTAAGTGCCATTATTTTTTCTTTAACCTATTTTTTCTGTTTTCTCTAGCTCTATGTGATGCTCTATGTGCTTTTCGTATACTTAATTGATCAAGCCCAATTAAATTTCTTACACTTGCTTGGAAGTCTTGCATAGGTGAAGATTTTCTTGGTCCAAAAGCTCCTAGTGAAGCTGCTTTTTTAAAAGTATCTAAATTAACAGTGTATGTTCTACCACTTAATGTTGATTTTACTGCTGATTGTTTTTTAATTGGTACAGGGCCTTTACCTCCACCAGCATGAATATTGTATCTATCTACAGATTTTACGGCTT